CTGACTGACCCTTCTTTAGCCATCATTTGGTTCTTAGACTGGTCACTCAAATCAATACCGCGACGACGCAAACACCGTTTGGCGTAAGCGTCGAATGCGAGCTGTAAGGGTATATTACCCGTAGGCTCGCACGCGATACTGCGATGAGTTTTCCAGTTCTTCGGAACAAACTCGACACGGTTTATTGGAGTCTCCGTCAAACCCAAGGGCGTGTAGTCAAAATATTGACAAATCGCGCGAAGGTATGCCGAAGATCCAGGCGAGCAGTCAATCCTCCTCCTCAATTTGAGGAAAGGGAGACTTTCTGCTCTCGACCGTGAAGCTGTGGCTCCGCTCGTCACTTGCAACATAGAAGGTAAAACATCTATGAAGCTCCTGTACGGACCCAAGGTGTCTGATATATATGACACCATCCTATCCATCCAAGAGCTAAGATCGGGATCCAAAAGATCACGCTTAGCATAGTAGAAGGAAAGGCGCCGATTGGTAAACCTGCAACGCATCTCGGCCTTGTGAAAGGCTTTGACCGCTGCAGCTTCACAGTCGGCTTCTGAAACAAAGGATTTGTTCTTTTTAAAGAACGCTTCCACTTGTCTCAGGATCCGTACGTTGTTGAGGGAATACAATGTACCCTCAAGAAGTGACGTACAAGTACTGAGACCCTTCACGTTACGAGATCGGATGTATCCGATCAAAGTGGCATGAAGGGGACCCAGCTCAGCGGAAAGATCATCCACATAAAGTCGACACATGTCGTACGTTATGTTTTGAGTCAGCATTTGTGCTATACTCCGATTGTTACGTAGACCAAAGGACCATCGCATGTCATAATGATCATGCTCCGGGTATCAAGAGAAAAGGCCTACAAGAACCGTGTTGAAATCAATTTCAGCATGATTCAGGACTCCAGCTATAACAACAGCCAGGACCACGCAGGGCGCGTTGAGTAAACGCGGCCGGCGAGGTTTCCGGGTTGCCATTACGGCTTGAGGTAGCCAAGAGTCTTGATAGCCGAGACGAATTCGTCGCTCGCGACCATGTCGCGAAACAACGCAATCGCCAGGTCCAACTCAACGTCATCCTGCCTATCGGCAGGGACGCGAGCAGTCGCGACAATCGAGATCTTTTGGGGCAGCACAGCTCCGGCGGCATCGTCCGTAGCGTAGACTACGCTAAGGGCTTGCTCCGCCATCGTTTGCCCGCCCTGAGGCACCTTACGCTTCTGCAGGATCAGTTTCGGTTTAATAACCGTATGACTTGCAGTTACGTAATACGTGCGTGTATCCCCCAATGTGGAGAACACAGTGAGTGCCGTTGACATAGCGGCCATTTATTGCTCCTAGGACTTAGACTAATTTCTGGATGATGAGACTTATCAAATCGATAAATTTCAAATCATTCAGTCTTAGACTAAACTGCGGAATGATAGACACTGTACACGGAGTACGGACACGATAACTGATTTCACTGCTACCATAGTACTGCACGTTTGTTAACGTCGCACCATTGATAGCCGTAAAGCCAAAGGGATAAGCTTGTCTCTTAACTTCAATGATGAAGCCTTGAGACGCGCTTAAATCTGTAGCTAAAGTCAGCAAAGTGGCCGCGCCTATACTAGAGCCGACGGTTATGAACCAGTCCACGACAAAACTGAAGGGAACAAGTTCCCACGCAGTTTTGAATGGATTCAATTGCAGATTAGCTACACCAATGTCAGCTACCACCGACCCACGCACAGAGACTGATATTTCATCAATCACGCGCATCGTCGATGTAAAATAGGTGCCATTGTAAGCCGAATCTGTAGTTGTGGTCCACTGCCGTCTTGTACCGGAACGCTGTGACCAGCGTTTTCGCTCTTCAACCTTCATTCGGAAGTAGGCATCCATAAAGTCTTCCATATCAAAGGCCAAGGTACGCCAACCAAAGCGTCCCTCGAGCCAATCATTTGAAAGTTGCTTTATGTTCCTTACGACCCCCCTCTTTGTAGAGGGAACCTCATACTTCGATACTTGACTCTGAAATCTCTTTATGAGACCAGAGAACTGGGACCGAAGCTGAGTGAACTCAGCGATGAAGGTAAGTAAGTCAGCCCCACTTGTAGCAATTCGATCCGCAGCGGCTTGAACATAGACCTGAGGGTCCATGCCAGCCAAATACGAAGCGACTTTGCCAACAGGTGAGAAATGGGCAGCGGTTAACTTATAGTTTTCAAAAGAGCTTGAAGGCTCGTGATGACGACGTACGTTACCATTGTCCTTGATGTCATACTCACAGGTCCCTAGGGTGCTTTTATAAACAAGGCACTCAAAAGGAGTTTGTGGAAGTAATTCACCAGCTGCCTTACGCTTATGGAAATTTGGCGTATTCCAACCATCAAAAGAGGAGTAATCCTCTGCTGATGTTGTGTTGATAAACGACCCATAGGTCGTTGATCCCCCGCTTGGTGTCGACGCAAGTCGAAACGCAAACGGCACATTGAGATTCGCCACACTTCCCCGGTGTACTAGCATATGCATACTCCGAAGTCTCGGCCTTCCGCGGAAGCCGAAGTGACGAGGCCACATTGGACCAGACCAGGATAACGATTCCTACTAACATTAAAGTGATCAAGAGACGGACGTACCCCACAAACTCCTATGAAGGATTTGTGTAGTCGGTTTATTCCGCATGATGAGATTGGTTACTCATCACGTACATCCGCCAACTTGAGCTTTAAGGTTAGCTAGCAATTGCTAGATCTGGCTGCCCCCCGAAAGGGG